AACGGAATCAGACTTGCTTACTATTTCTCCTACGTAGTTGAAGCCACCCGCACCTATTGCCGTGTCTATCCGTCTCAGGTTCTCACTCATAATATCCGCAGACCTCAGGTCACCTTGACCCAAGAGAAGTAAATAAACATTACTTGTCCTGTCGGATACGATAGAGTAGGTAACGTCTGTTAAGGTTCGTCCGTAGTTTGCCGAGAGATAAATAGTTGTGTTGTCTACAATGGTTGCCACTGTATAGGGCACTGTGTCAGTGCCTATAAAGATCATATCGCCCTGAGATATATTAGTTAACCAACGTGTTGAATCTCCTAGGATGATTGGTGACCCTAGTGTTGTGGAAATTGTGCCATTATCATATTGTGCCATTACTTTACTCCTACCTTAAACTTCCGGGTCTTCATCTACTCTTTCTGGATCATCATATGGTCCTGTTGGCGTGATGTGAAGCCAAACAAGATCTCCAGTGTTTGATGTCCAGTCTCCATAATCATTGCCTGTTTGTATTGTTAGATCAGTATCTCCAAAAACATCATAACCAGCGACTAGCCATTTTGTATGATTCGAATTCCAATTCTGATGAAAGTCAATATTTATTTGAAATTCTGTATTTGGTCCGTCATATTGTAAGGACAGTTCTTCTTCGGTATCACTCCCTGGCGGATATTGACTCCATTTATAAAGCCTATAGTTTTTAAGTTCAGAATCTGGCGATTCATTCCAAAACAATAATCCAGTTGTTGTGAGTTTTCCTCCAGTCAATACAGGTGGTACTGTGTTATTTACAGATAGTTCTGCAGCTACTTCACTTTGCTGATTATAAATATCTAACTGCCACACACGAATTCTAATATCTCTGATAGGTTTCCCGAACCATGATTGCCCATAACCATCCTGTATATTAGCACCCTCGGTATATGTGTAATTATTTGTCATTACTCTTTCGGTTCTAGCGAGAATCTCCGCATCATCAACCGTCATAAATACTTCAACTCGGTACCCGTCAAAGTATTTTGTATGGTATCCACTACCCGCCCCTAAAGAGTCTTCAGTTTCAGGAGAATAGTTAGTGCTTTCTACCCACTGGAAAACACATTCCTTGCCCACAAATTCAGTATCTAAATTACCCTGATTAACCAACTCCAAACCTCTCACCCTTGCAGGTGCGTCTACGTCTGAGACGGTCACATAGAAACTAGGCGACCGATACCACAGGGTCTTTTTGCCAAGGGTCGAAACACTGTTGACGAAGATTGCCCACCGTTGCCCTGGTGCCAGATACGAAGCGGACCACGAAAACGAACCACCTGAGGACTCCCCTATTTTACTAGTATGCCTGTCCTCTAATCCTGTGCCTATGTGGGTTGCATACAATTCTGAGTGTGAGTAAATGCCATACTCGGCAGAAATTGCTGGTGGTGTAAAACTGATTATCAAACCTATGTCGAAAGAGGCTGGTGTATTTACAACAGACAAGTCTGTTACTGGACCAGCCACATTATAAGGGTCGGGCAGGTCGTTATAGTCTATGGTTGGTTCTCGACATACCTCATTGTAAACTTCCTCTACATACTCAACAGCTGAAATACTAACTTCGTGCTCTTCGCTTCTGCTTAATTGCACAACCCTATAGGGTTTAACAGTTACACCTTCCTTGCCGATAGAATAGATATCGAAATCGGCAGGTGTCGTGGTGAAGGTCTCAGGTGCAATACTTATCGTGTCTCCCTTATCGTAATCACCTGCCACTGACGTAATCTCTACTTCGTCTGTAATTGAATCATCGCCACCGTGACGGACTCTAATAAAGTAAGTAGACCCTGCATCTAAAGTAATGTCTCTGTCTACTGTGAAAGAGCTTGCCGTTCCTGATTTAATTCTGCCACTGTAACCTATCTGTGGTCTATCATGGCTGAAGTAAAACACAGAACCAGACTTAATGTTAATACCATCTATAGGAGAACGGAAACTAATTGCATTTCTTACATACTGTCCAGAGTAGAGAATATACTTTGCCATTCTCACAGCCTGAGACCTACGGGTTATCCCTGGAAGGTGCACAACCTTCTTTCTCAAACCGTCCTGTATGTCCGTCTGCACTGCAACACTTTCTCTTTTATAGTTGTTCTTTCTATTGTGGAATTGGATTTCTACGTAGTTAAAATATTCGTCTACACTTCCATATTCTTCTGTAAATGTTCCTTCTATAATATTGCCCATGTTAAACATCCGGACAGGTGTTGTAACAGGAGCATCTAAAACAGGGTTAATAGTTCCGTTTGACCAATACGGTATACACCTACAGGTTGCACATAACTTTCCTATTGTGTCTTGCCCACTACTATCTTGGTCAAGAACCATATCTAACTCAAATCTTGGCTCTTGTGTTCCGTCGCTGAGTGTAATTAACTCATCGCAGTAGTCTGCACTTGCAGAGAAGATATCCAAGTCTAACTTCGTGCTGTCGGTAAATCTGCCGAGACCTGCAATTCTGTCTGTAAGCAAATTGTAAATTGCCCATATTGGATTCTGCGAATACTCAGTAGACCAATTAGCACCATCATAAACGGCAATCTTCCTGCCCCTCAGAACAGGTAAAATCTTTGGCAGGTTTCCACTTAGGCTTTCTGTCGCTTTAATCCTGAGTGCCAACATTGCCGTAAAAGGATTTGTGCTTGCTCCTAATCTAATTTCGTCTTTACGGTAGAAGAATAAACTAGACTGCCACGTGCTACCAGAGTTTCTTGTTAGTTTGGTAAGACGAATATTGAACTTAGCAGGACCACCCAAGTCTCTCATATGGTAGTTGTATATCTCTTTATTTCTACCATATGCGGTTACTTCAAATACTCCATACTCAGTATATTCTATTGCTTCTACTAACTTGTATTCAACCAAGACCTTCAGCGTCTCCCAACCATTCTTTTCTGAGTAAGCTGCTGGTGACATAAACGACAGGGTTATATAATCCACATCGTCTAATGTAGTTGTGTATTCTTGTGGAACATCCTTATCTAACTCTCTATCCCTGGCGTATGAGTCCTCACTGTGTGTATCGGCAAAGTGGTCTAGTTGTTCTTGCTCTTCGTTGCCTAATCTTACCTGTAGTTCTATTCCTTCTAGTTCGTCTATGGGTCTGTCATTAACAGTAATGAGACTGCCCACATCTATTAACGACACTTCATCATACTTTATTTTGGCATCCTTAGCGTAGACGTTTGCTAGCGTAGAGTGTAGGGTTGTGTTCTCATTACTCCACCTAAAGTATTGTATTCCACTAACGTCTACTCCTCCGTCTGGCGAGTCCGCAAAGGCAGAGAGAGGAATATCAAACGTCTGCCACTCTGTACTTATGTCTAAGTCCTTGGGTGAGTATACCCAGTATTTTTCATCTACAGGATGCTTACTTAGAAAGTCACCATGGGCTACATCCTGGCTAAAATGGTCTTCGGGACGCACTTTATTCGGGTGAGGCATCTTACTAGTAATGTGCATTCTATTCGTTGTCGGGTTTGTGCTCAGCTGTGTTACATCGTCGCACTTAAGATCTACTTGAAGGTATCCAGTAGACTTATCTAATCCTGTGCAATCTATAGGAGTGGCAAGCTCTGCCTGACAACCACAGAACCTATTTTCTACAGTAATGATAGACACTACGTTAGAAAAGAAATACTGTGCCGATTTAATACTAGTGTTTACTGCCGTGTCTGTGAGTCCACCTACAGACTCTATCGGACCCTCACACAGTGCTAACTGTAGATATAGATAGTTCTGTAGACCTTCTGTTCTAGTATACGAACCAACAAAGTTGCCGGGACATATTGTCTCACCGTAACAGATTGCGATGGGCATATCGTTATCTGCCGTATTTGTCGCACCGTTCCAGCCATAAGTCTGTGAGTTTTCATAACCTGCAGAGCCACCACCGTGCGTTGCTGAAGCTTGTTTCCTCATTGAATAGACTGCATTGGCAATAGAGTAAACTGCTAACTCTAACATTACATAGCCTAATGCTACCTGCCAAGTCATAGACGTTAGAAGAAACACAAGTGATGCTATAATACCCACCTTAGGAGTAATTACTATTGTGTCTCCGTCTTCTATCTCCACCTGAGAAACAACACCGTCTTTAACAATGTTGCCATTTCGTGGAGAAATAACCCTGTAGTCTTCACACAAGTATTTCTCTTCTACATAATCAGTCACGCACTCAGAACTAAAAGGAATCTCTTCGGTAGTCCTGCCCTTCTGTCTGTAAATATTCGGAATGTACTTAACTACTATCATGCAATCGCCCTAATACAACATTCTAAGCGAGGGTAAAGTTTCTTGTGCTTCAGTGGAGATACAATAACGCCCATTGCCTCTACACTGTGTATCACTTGCCCTTGCCCTATATACATACCCATATGATTAATAATACTATTCTTGTCTTCTGAGTCTCGGTAAAGAACCACATCAGCTAATTCTAAATCCTTCTCTTCTATCACCTGAGAATATTTATAGTAGTTCTCTACAAGGTGAATAGCTGAGTCATTTCTAGTACTGTATTCAAAATCTGGCAGGGTAATTCCTTTAAGGTTCTCCAGTAAATAAAGCACCAGACCATAACAATCAACACGACCATTAAGATAATCCCTACCTCCGTCTTCATAGCTCCACCCTATGCAGTTTGCTATAATATGATTCATTAGAGGGTTATCCTTGCGTTTCCTGGAACTCGGAAGTTAGAGAACCTTGCAAAGTTACAGTGTCTCCTGCAGTCTATTGCATTGTAGTTACAAGAATCCTCTGTGCCGTCTGCGTAGTAATCAGAGACAATAACCCGACAACGAATGTATCTTATAACTGCATGTTGGAATTCTGTTGCATCTGTTGCGGTAATCGAAATGTAGAAATAGGTTAGGTCTGTATTGTCCACTGTGCCCACTTCGGTAAACTCAGACATATCTATTGCCTGATGATCGTAAGGACCGAAAGTCAGTTGTGTTAGATCCTCATAGAGATAATAGTTACTTGAGTCCGTTCCGATTCTAATTTCTGAAGTGGTAGAAATCTTTGCTTCTGGATCTATCCAAGCTTGGAATCTCAATTGACAGTTACTGGTATTGTCGAAATCATACACAGGGTTAGGTAGGAGAGTTATTGTAGTCTGTGCAGGATTGTTAGTACCTATGTCTGGACTCTCCGCCGAAGAGAACCACTTGTAGGCACCGAACACAACCTGACCACCGCTGACAGTAAAGTCGGAAGGTGCTACCCAGGAACTACCAGAGGCAAGCCAACACCCTTCTTGCTTGTAGGAAAACCCACAATGGTCTGTGAGGTATCTACGCCCAGGAAGAGAAACAGCCATAAAGGACAAACCACTTTTGAGGGTGAAGACTGCCGATTGATCGGACAAAGAACACTTGTTAATTATAAAGGTGTCTGATAGTGCGGCGGTAGGGTCGGAAAGTAACTCTATGAAGGTCTCATGGATAGTAACCTCCTTACCTCTTAGTGCGTCATTTTCGGCAACAATCGCCTGTAGGACTCTATCGACATTGCCCACAACTATTTTAAGTGTGTCCACTTCATTGCTGGAATTCTGTGTTATGCTTTCATGCTTGATGACATATGCAAGATACGTATTACCGTCAAAGGTAAGGTTATTAGTATCGTGAGAGGTTAAATACAAATCTTCGCTTGGGTTGTCATTAACCCTAATGTGATACAGAAACACTGGCTTATTATACTCTGCATTTTTCTGTTCAATAAACGTATCTGGTAATGGTGTCATTATGGTTTCTCATTAATTTAGAATTACTAGACTACAGCTGGCATAGTAGAGACCTTTCTGTTTCTTGGCTTTTATTGGTCCGTCAAACCTTACTGTGTATGTAGTGGAGTCAAACGGAGAAGCGAACGTAAACGACATTAATTCTCCGCCCTTGCCCTTGTAATAGTCTCTTAGTGTTTTGTAAGCAGTTTGATTCTTTGCGTAGAAGGTAATCTTGTAACCTACTAAGTCGCCAGAGTGTATCTGTCTTCTTTGTTCAGCACCCGAATAGGTCTTACTCTTTAGGATACTGTGCCTATAGGTTTCTTCTATGCTCTGGTAATCGAAAGTAAAATCAGCCATGAATCTATCCCTTATGCTAATACGGTTCTAATAGGTCCGTTCTGCTGGTAACTGTCGGTTACTGTGGAGATAATAAAGTTACGCCCAAACTGTCCACTCTCGGCAAGAGCTCTAACAACAGACTCGGGTTGCATTGCCACAATGTGAGTAAGCTCCAATACCGTTTCACCCTCTTCTTTTTCGTAAGGCTTAACCTCAGAGGCAGGAATTACTGCCTCATTTTTGTGAAGGAATGCCAATCCATCGGCAGGGACTGAATTGGTGCCTGTGTCAAGAAAAGCCATTGCACCGATACCAGCCCCTACTGCTGCTGTGGCAAGCATTCCTGCAATAGCCGGTCCTGCATTAGCCCCGAAACTTGCCAGAGAGGTAAAAATTGCAGCCGGTCCCCATGCCGACGCAGTTGCCGAACCTGCAGCAATACTCTCTGTTGCATCTGCCTTTCGAATTACCTTGGATAGAATCCAGTTCGCTAGCATCTGGACACCAATATTTATAAGAGTCCGTAGGATGGTATCACCCACAGAAGCGAAAAGGTCTCTAAGGTCACCTGTGCCTTTAATGAGATTGTAGATACCGTCAGACAGGTTTTGCTTAAGAGAGTTACCCATTGTTACGGCAGAGGTAGTTACTATGTTTGAGAAGTTCTGCCACGTTAGTTTTGCATCTTCAATAGCTTTGTTGATTCCTTCCATAAAAGATTCACCGACATTACCGAAACCTGACCCACCATCTATAGTGCCAAACATTCCACCACTAAGTTTCTTCTCTGCTAATTCTAAGTCTGTCGGTTCTTCAGGATCAACAACGCCAGGAATAGAAGGGGTTCCACCAGCACCAAAGTTAGGCGTTGATAACTCTATGTCGTTCCAGGAATCTTTGATTGCATCAAGTTGTTTTAATAGTTCACCATAACCAAGATCAGGAAACGATAAATCCGCACCGGCTAACTTCTCCATCAAGTCGTCAATAAATCCACCAATAGAAGACATATCTTTTTTTAGATACTCTACAGTTAATCTACTTTGGTCCTTCATGCTCGCACCAAAGTGTTTTGAAAACTCAACAGTGTTATCTATAGCTTCTTTTACATATCCTGCCGCACCAATGGCTCCCCTTGCAACTATTTTGGCTATCTTTATTGACACAACACTTGTTTTCTCAAGTGCCACATCCGCACTATTTGCAAGTGTTGCGAATGGGTCTTTGTTCTCTGCAACGTATTTAGCTTGAAGAGCTCCACGAAGGTCTTTAACATTACCAGCAAGAGATCCAATAAATGCAGACGCACCAGCTACTTTCTTTAGCATATATTCTGCTGGTTTTTTAGCAAACGCAATAAACTTCTCCATACGCTGAGTAACCTTCTCTATAAATCCCTCCATTGTTTTGAATGTTGTTTCCACGGCGTCTCTTGCCCAATTAAGACCTATAGTAAAATACTCACCAATGGTATTCCACATCTCCCTAACACTCTCGGCAAAATCGGTAACAAGAGTTTTCATTCCCTCAAAGAAGTCGGTAACAATAGTTTTAATTCCGCCGAAGTTTGAACGCCAGGTAATCGTTAGCGAATAGAGTGCCGCACCAATAATAGCAATCAAACCCACTATCGCCCAGAAAGGTGCAAGTAGCAGAGCCATTCTAATGGCAAGCCTTGTAAAGCCCTTAAGTAGGATAGTGAAGGTTTTTACTCCAATTAGACCCACAAGGTACATGGTCTTTCCTAGTAGGATAAATCGAGAAACAACCACAGGAAGAATAAGGAGTAACCCACCTAGGGCAGCTGTAATAGCTGCCGTCTTGCTGGCAGTGGTAATAAGTTTTCCTGCAAGTTCTTTGTTTTGCTTAATCCATATTGTGGACTTCTCAACTATCTCTTGCATCTTGGTAACGAATGGTGCCAATAGTTGTAGAAGGACATTGCCTATTCTGATCTTCAAAACATTTAGAGAAGCACCCATTCTGTCATAAATAAATGTAGGATCGTTCTTAATTAATTCCCTAAATGCCTCAGCCTCTTGCCCTGTCTTTGTATTCATCTCTGTCAATGCTTCTGTGAGAAAAACAGAAGAATCGCCAACTAATTGTAATACAGATGGAAGTGCTTCCATTTGAGGAACTAATTTTGCCAAGGTCTCTACATTACCTTGGGTCTTATCCTTAACATCTTGAAGGAACCCTGAAAATCCTTTTGCTCTTAATCCAGCAACGCTCCAAGTTATTCCTAACTGCTCTGCAACTTCCAATGCTTCTTCACTCGGTTTTAGAATTGAAGCCATTGTTCCAGTTAGTGCGGTAATGGTTTTGTTTGTTTCGATACCACCCTTGGTTAATGCCGTGATAGATGCAAACATTTCATCAGAACCCAAACCAACTGAATTGAAGAGTGGAGACAACCTACCAACACTTTGTGCCAACTCCCCGAATGTAGTTTTACCACTCTTGACAGCAACGAATGCTTGGTCAAATACTTTTGGTAATTCACTGACTGACTTGCCGAAGGCAATCATAACACCAGTGCCAAGTGCGACAGATTCTTTTATAGTAGACACACCAGCAACGCTAGCTCTTGTTGTGGTTTGTAGAACCGAAAGAGCTTCAGCCCCGTCGAGACCAGTAAAACTCTTAACATCGTATAGACCACCAGCTAGCTCTGTAGGTGCTTTGCCCAACTCCTGAGCTATACCGAAGATACCTTCTTTAAGTTCTTTTAGATTCTTTGTGCCGAGAGTCGAAACCTCAGCCATTTTCTTACCGAATGCCCCAGCACTCTTACCAGCAAGAGCAAAAGCACCAGACACGGCAGCACCTGCAACGGCAAAGTTTCTACCTAGTTGCGTGCTTGCCCTGCCCAATGCCTTAAAGTCTTTTGCTAAGGACTTGGTTTGTCTTTTGATTGTTTTTATCGCAGACGAAAAGCCACTAGTATCAAACTTTATCTTGGCATATACTTTACCTACTGCGGTATCAGCCATTACAAACTCCTGTTACTTAGCAACACCCATTGCCCCTAACCTTTCTTTCTCGGTCTCTAATTCTCTCTTGTCTCTTTCCTCTTGCCTGTGTTCTAAATCTGCGTCTGTTAAGTCCCATAACAACTCTTCGTTTATGTCCCTGAGTTGTGTCTCTATATCTCTTGTCGTGGTGTTTACTTGGCTCTGTTCTCCATTAAAACCCATTCGGGTAGAGCTCATGCTTGCCAGATACGTCTTAAGTTCCTGCATCTTGGTAAACCTCATTGCAGTCTTAAGCCTGTAGGCAAACTCTTTGTCAGACATTTCTAAGTATTGTGCTTCGGAGAATAACCCAGGAGTGAAATTACTGAGGAAGATTATTTCTGTTATTTTTTTTTCAACTTGCGAGAATCACCTAGACACTCATTGATAAACTCAAGTGTTTCGTTAAGTTCTACACTGTCGGTATCTGCAAAAGTTCCTTCGTCTTGAGTCAAATAGATTTCTAATTGTCTCTCAGTTAGGGCAAGTGCCGCATCTGGTGAGATACTGACTTTCGACAAGTCAACCTCTCCGTCTTGTGTTAGTGTGATATTCTCACCCAAAACGTCTTTTACTGCTGAGTTAATTTTTCTTACTGCCGATTGACTTCTGTTTACTACGTAGTCTTTCTCTTCGATGGTTACCTCTATGTCTTCAAATAGTTCTGGCTTTGCTTCTCTAACATTAAACTTAGGCATTCCTAATCCTCCTTTGTAGTATGAGAGGGCAGGAGTAACCCTACCCTCTGTTGTGGTTAATCTTAGCTACCGTAACCGATAGTCATTAAGTCACCTTCGTTAATGGAAAGTGCAGCTGCCTCTGTTGCGTTGGCTTCGTAACAATGAAACTCACACACATAAACTCTCTGTTCTCCACTGTCGTAAGTCAGATCAAAATTAACAATCGGTGCGGCTACCCAGAATGTTTTCCAAAGACTTTGATCTGATGGACTTGCTCCGATATAGGGCTTAACAATCAAAACACCAGTGTCGCCATCGGCTCTTTCACTTCTACCTACAATACTGGTGGTAGTTGCAACCGTACCAGCCGTGGTAGTGGAGGGTGAGAGAGTGTCCAGAATTGCGTGGCTTGGGTTTGTTAATTCAACCGTCACCAAAGCATTTGCACCAGTAGTAATTCTGTCTTCAGGTTTAGAGCTTCTACTATCAAATACCTCTAGTTGGTCAATCTCCATAACGGTCTTAACTGTAAGGTTGTAACCCACACTTGTGGCACCAGCAAAACTCGCTCCGAAGAGTACGTCTGCCCAGCCACCTTTACGATCTATA